CTTCAAGCGGTTCCCCGGCGGATTTCTGAAAATGGTGGGCTCCAACAGCCCGGCCAGCGTGAAGTCCACGCCGGTGCCACGGGTTGCCATCGAAGAGCCTGATGACTGCAACCTGAACCTCCGGGGGCAGGGGGACAGCATCAAGCTGGCCAAAGAGCGTCTCAAGACGTTCCGGCGGTCGAAGATCATCATCGGCGGGACGCCCACCATCAAAGGCTTGTCGGCCATCGACGCGGAACTTGAGCTGTCCGACAAGCGTGTGGGTTTGGTCCCGTGCCACGGCTGCGGTCAGTCGCACGCGCTGAGTTTCGACCATTTGCACTGCGACGAAGACGAGCACTACTTTCATGAGGTGTACGGTAAGCGTCGTCCGGAAACGGCTTACTACGCATGCCCGCACTGCGGCGAGATATGGGACGACCATCAGAAGAACGCCAACCTGGCGTATGGGCGTTGGGAAGCGACGGCTGAGTTTCGAGGTATCGCTGGCTACATCATCAACGAGCTGTATGCCAAGTTCCACGGTTCTCGCTTCGAGGTGCTGATGGAGAAAAAACTGCAGGCGGAACACGCCACGCGGTTGGGCAATATCGGTCCGATGATCGCCTTCACCAACAGTTCAATGGGTGAAAGCTACGAGTACAAAAGTGATGCGCCCAAGACTGACGAACTGGAGAAACGCGCCGAGCCCTATGCCGAGCTGACCGCTCCGAAGGGCACTCTGCTGGTCACGGTCGGCGTTGACGTCCAGGGCGATCGTCTCGCGCTGATCATGGTTGGCTGGGGCCGAGGCGAGGAGTCCTGGCGACTGTACTGGGGCGAACTGCCGGGTAATCCCATCGACCCCCATGACCCCGTGTGGACTGAGCTGGACAAGATCATTGCAACGCCCATTCCCACCGAGAGCGGTGCACAGCTTGCCGTCTCGGCGGTCAGCATCGACAGCTCTGACGGTAATACTAGCGATGCGGTCTACACCTACGTTCGAGATCGCCAGCGCTTCAACATCATGGCGATCAAGGGCGCGTCCATTGACAGCCGGGACCGGGAGATCTTCACCAAACCGGCCCAGTCTGCGGACACCAGCCAGGACAACACCAAAGCGGCGAAGTACGGCCTGCGCGTGTTCATCGTTGGTACTCACAAGGCCAAAACGCTGATTGATGGCCGGATGAAGCTCAAGGGCGCTGGGTCGGGGCGCATGCACTGGTACAGCGAGATCCGCTCGGATTACTACGAGCAGGTGACCAATGAGGTATTGGCGCCGCATCCGCGAAACCCCAGCAAGATGGTCTGGCAGAAGAAAGCAGGCCGGCGCAACGAAGCCCTGGACTGCGAGGTGTACGCCTTGCACGCGGCCCGCAGCCTGAAAACGCATCTGCTGCGCGATCACGAGTGGGACCAGTTGGAGCAGCAACTGCTTCAGCCCACCCTCTTCACAACTGAGCAGGCGGTGGCGCCGGTTCCTCGCCGTGCGGTTGCGCGGGGCAGGGGGACTCGGAGCCGCGTCAGCTAACCGAGGTTCACCATGACAGATGCACAACAACGCCTTGATGAGGTCCGGGCGGCGATCTCTCGCGTCCTGAGGAACGGGCAACGCCTGCGTCGGCAGGATCGGGAGATCCAGCTCGCCGAGCTCAACAGCTTGCGCTTGCTGGAGAAGCAGTACGCCGGAGAAGTCGCCGCAGAGACGGCAGCCCGGCAGGGCCGTGGTCGCAACCGCGTTTCCTACGTGGGGATCTGACCATGTGGCCGTTCCGAAAGCGGGATTCTGCTGCCGAGCAGCTGATGAATGAAGCAATCCGCGTGGCCAGGGCATCGGTTGATGGGCAGCAAATCGTTGCCCAGGGCGGCGGCGGCGGTGTCGAAACACGCTGGCGTGGGGCTTCTCGCGTGCTGCGCAGCGTTGCCAGCTGGATACCCGGTCTGGGTAGCCCCCGGCGCGACTTCAACCACAGCGAGCGCCGCATGCTGGTGGCCCGGTCCCGCGATGCCATGCGCAACCATCTGATCGCCCGTGCGGCAATCACCCGGTTGCGCACCAACGTCGTGGGTACCGGGCTGGTTTGCCGGGCCCAAGTCGATCATGACGCACTGGGGCTTACCGAGGAGGAGGCCGAGCAGTTGAACGGCCAGCTAGACCGGCTGTGGTCCCTATACGCCGATGATCCACGCGAGTGTGATGCCGAAGCATCTCTCAACCACTACCAACTGCAGGCCTTGGTGTTGGTCTCTTCTATGGTGGCCGGTGACGTGTTTGTTGCTAGCCCCGATCAAGAGCGACCCGGCTGCATCTTCAGCACGCGCTTGCAGCTGATCGAGTCTGACCGAGTCGGCAACCCGAACGGTGGCATGGACCGGGCTGACCTGGTGGAAGGTGTCGAGTTCGACGGACTAGGCGCTCCGGTGGCGTACCACGTGTGCACCGGCTATCCCGGCGAGCATCTGTTGGGCAAGTCGCTGCAGTGGGAACGTTTGGCAGTGTTCGGTGCTGAAACCGGGCGCCGTCGGGTACTGCATGTCATGGCCGACAAAGAGCGACCAGGGCAGAAACGTGGCGCGCCTTACCTGTCCCCGGTGCTGGAGCCACTCCAGAAGCTGGAAAGGTACAGCAGTGCCGAACTGATGGCGGCGGTGATCTCGGCAATGTTCACCGTGTTCATCAAGAAGGGCGACAACTTCAACAATAACAACCTGCCCATGTCCGCACTGACGGAAGAGCAACCGGGTGGTGATGACACCTCCGATGGCGCGATTGCGCTGGGCGAAGGGGCCATTGTTGATCTGGGCGTGGGTGAGGAACCAATGATCGCCAACCCCAGCCGGCCCAACGCTCAGTTCGACCCGTTCTTCACGGCAGTGGTGAAAGAAATCGGCGCTGCGCTGGAGCTGCCGCTGGAGGAGCTGCTGTTGCACTACAGCAGCAGCTACAGCGCAGCCCGAGCAGCCATGCTGCAGGCCTGGCGCTTCTACAGCCTGCGCCGCTGGTGGTTGGCTTGTGACTTCTGCCAGCCAAGCCGCGAACTGGTCATTGACGAGGCAGTGGCCAGGGGACTGGTGGATCTGCCCGGTTACAACGACCCGGCCAAGCGCAAAGCCTACTGCCAAGCCATCTGGATTGGGCCGGCCCGTGGCGCGATTGATGAACTCAAGGAAGCCAATGCTGCAGGCAAGCGCATCGAGATCGGCGTGAGCAACGAAACGCTGGAAACGGCGGCGATGACAGGCGAGCCCTGGCAGCAGGTGATTCGTCAGCGCACCCGTGAGGTCACCTACCGGCGGGAGCACAACATACAGGCCTTGCCAAAGAGCGGGCTTGAGACCCTGCCAGAACCCCAAACCAAAGAGGAATAAGCATGCCTCGAGCACTTGAGCTGGCTGCCTCGCAGCCCTGGCTGATGATGCCCGACGCCTTGGACAACCTGCTGACCATCTCCGACCGCATGGGCGATCCGGTGGCGCTGGCGACCAAGCGCGGCGAGCGGCTGGATGAAACCCGGCGAGTCACCATGCGCGGCAATGTTGCGGTGGTTCCGATTACCGGCCCGATCTTCCGGTACGCCAACCTGTTTACCGAGATCAGTGGCGCCACCAGCACCCAAATCCTTGCGACCGACATTCAGCGCGCGCTGGATGATCCCAAGGTCAAGTCGATTGTGCTCAACATCGACAGTCCAGGTGGCGTGGCGTCGGGTATCAACGAACTGGCTGAAATGATCTTTGCAGCCCGAGATCGCAAGCGAATCGTTGCCTACATCGGTGGCATCGGAGCCAGTGCGGCCTACTGGATAGCCTCAGCGGCGGGCGAGATCGTGATTGATGAGGCCAGCCTGGCAGGCAGCATCGGCGTCGTTGTCGAGGCTGTGATCGAAGACGAGAAGAAGACTGGTCGCACTCGCTACCAAATCGTCAGTCGCAACGCGCCAAACAAGCGGCCCGACCTCGGCACTGAGGAAGGCCGCGCCAAGATGGGCGAGACCATCGACGCGATGGCCGACGTTTTCGTGGGCAAGGTTGCCCGCAACCTCGGCGTAGCGGCAGAGAAGGTGCCCGAGATGGGCGACCACGGCGGTATCCGCGTCGGCGCCGACGCCGTCAAGCACGGCCTGGCCCATCGCGTGGGCTCGCTGGAATCCCTGATCACTGAACTGGCCAAGCCGGCCAATACTTTCCCAAGGACACACACAATGACCACCGTCAAAACCACGGCAGAACTGCGCACCGCCATTGCAGCCGGCACCGATCCCAACACTATCGAGATCGCCCAGGCAGATCAGCCTGACACCGCAGCAATTCGCACCGAGGCCGCCACCGCCGAGCGGGAGCGTATCAAGGGCATTAACGCTCTGGCCGTCAAAGGCTTTGAAAAGGAAATCGGCGCGGCGATCGATGATGGCAGCTCGGTTGAGGCTACTGCTCTGGTGTTGTTCAAGGCCTCGCAGGATCGCGGCATTTCTCTCGCAGGCATCAAAGGTGATGCGCAGGGCGTCACCGGTACTACTCCGCTGGAAGGCGGCAAGGCTGGCGAACGCAAGGCCGCCGTCAGCGCAATCGTCTCTGGCGCCTCGCGCCGCTAACCAGGAGCTTCTTATGCCAAATCCCGTCACCCACACCTTCACACCTTCCCAGCTCGACGCGGGCGACTTTCCCATTGTGATGGATTCCGGCGTCATCGCTGCTGGCCAGCTGCTGCAGCGCGGTGCAGTGCTAGGCCAGGTCACAGCCTCTGGTGAATACCTGCTGTGCAAAGGCGCTGCCGAGGACGGGTCGCAGACACCCAAGGCGATCCTTGACCGTGCTGTTGACACCACCGATGGCGCCCAAAGCGCGCCGATTCGCCTGACGGGCCAAGTGCTGGGCAACCAGCTCACCCTCGGTGAGGGCCTGACCCTGGCGGCTGCTAAAGCAGCTCTGCGTCCCCTCTGCCTCTTCGTTCGCTAATTGGAGCACCTATGGATATCTTCGACACCCTGACCATGCTGGAAGCCGTCGAGCAGCTGGCGACCCCGCGACGCTTCCTCATGAACACCTTCTTCAATGCCGGTGCTCCTGAGACTTTCCCCACCGAGACGGTGACCATCGACATTGTGAAAGGGCAGCGCAAAATGGCGCCTTTCGTTCACCCGACCCTGCCTGGTAGCGTGTCGCAGCGTACCGGATTCGCCTCGTCGACCTACCAGCCGCCGTATATCCAGCCCAAGCGTGTCACCCGTGCTGAGCAGATCCTGAAGCGCGGGGCTGGTGAAAGCCCGTTCTCGACGCGCACTGCGCTTGAGCGTGCGGGCGAACGCCTCGGACGTGATTTGGTTGAGCTCGAGCACGAAATCATTCGTCGTGAAGAGTGGATGTGCGCTCAGGCGCTCACTACTGGCCGCATTCGGGTTCAGGGCGATGGCGTGGATGACACTATCGACTTTCTCATGGAAGACACCCACAAGGTCGTCCTGGCTACTGGCCGCTGGAACACTTCAGGCTCCGACCCCATCGCTAACCTGCGCCAGTGGCGCCGCTTGATTGCAAAGGACTCGGGTCGCTCTGCTAACGTCGCAGTGCTGAGCGCCGAGGCGCAAGACGCCTTCCAAAGCAACGAATCCGTGCTCAAGCAGTTGAACACCCGTCGGGTCGATATGGGATTGATCAAGCCGGAAGAGCTTCCCGATGGCGTGACCTACCTGGGTTATCTCAATGATCCAGGGGTGGACCTCTATGCGTACGACGAGTGGTACCTCGATGATGAGTCTGGTGAAAAGCCACTGATTCCCGCAGGGGGCCTGATCCTCGGCTCGACTTCGACTCGCAATGTGATGCTGTATGCCGCGATCCAGGATCTGGACGCCATTGAGAGCGGCCTGGTCGAAGCGGCGCGCTTCCCTAAGAGCTGGGTCACGCAGGAGCCAAGCCAGCGCTGGCTGAAGGTCCAGGCGGCGCCGCTGCCAGGGCTACTGGAACCGAACGCTTTCCTCTCTGCGAAGGTGGTGTGAAATGGCTGCCAAAGTCGAATACGTAGTGGTGGATGGCTGCATTCAGGACGGCACCAAGGTCGTGCGCAAGGACGAGGTTTACGTTCCTCCCTCTGCCGAAATCCGAGACATCTTGCTCGCGGAGGAGGCTATCGCTCGTCGCGGGAAGCTGGAGTCCGGCAGCGATTCGGATGATTGATCGTGGCTTGGCGCGATCAAGTCGCGGACATGGACGCCTCGCTGCTGGATGAGCTGGGCGACGAGGTTGAGGTCGAGGGCTTCGACAAACCGGTGAGCGGGTTCATGTCCGTGCCGTGGCAGCAGCCGAAGGTCGGCACGATCAACACCGGTCTTCGTCAACCGGTGTTTTCTGTTCGCGTGAGTGACGCGGCAGGCATCAAGGAAGGCTTGCATCTGGTCTGTGACCTTGCCCCAGCTGATGGCGGTGGACGATACATCATTGCCAGGCGTGACCCGGATGGCACGGGCTGGATCAACTTCGCCCTTCGGGAGGTGAGATGAGTGTTGGCAGTTACCACAAACAGTCCGCCAGCTCGGGTCTGATTACGCTACAGGCGAACCCACGGCAAGTGAAGGGGTTCGAGCAGTTCGCCGAGCTACTGCCCAAAGCCATCAATGCAGCGCAGCGCAGGGCGATCAACAAGACGCTGCGCTGGCTTCGTACGCATGTTGCCCGATCAGTGGGCCGGCAGGAGCGGATCGCCATTGCGGCGGTTCGTAACCGGCTGCTGGCCTATCCGATGTCCAGCAATGGTCAAGGGAAGCTGTGGTTTGGCCTCAACCCCATTGAAGCCAGTCGAGCAGGACGAGCCAGACAGACAAGGACAGGTGTCTCAGTAGCTGGCCGGAAATACCAGGGCGCATTTTACCGCCAGGTGTACGGCAGTAAGCCGGATATCTGGATTCGTACAGCCAGCAAACATTTCCGCACGGACGACTACCCAGACAGTGAGGTCTCGGGAAGGGGCGGGGCGAGTTCGGGATGGATTGCCGAGAACGGCAGTCGTTTCCCACTGGCAAAAGCGAAGATCTCCCTGGAAGAGGTCAGGCCTCACTTTGAGTCATGGACGAACAAGGCACACCAGCGTCTGCTGGAGGTCATGGAGCAGGAGCTCAACTTCGAGCTGCACAAGCTATCGCGGAGAACTAGTAATGGGTGACGATCCAATCCCTCTGGGTGGTGTTTACGCAGCAATGGAGGAAACCATCGCGCGCACGATCCCTGGTCTGAACTATGTGGGCACTATGCCTGGGATGCTGGAGACGGTAGCGCTGCCCGCTGTCGTGCTTGAGTTCGCCGGTTTTGAGCCGGCTGAGCATGACCCAGGGACAGGCGAAGTCGCGATTGACGCTCGGTTTGAGGCCCGGGCGA